CAACAGAAAACACAGCTGCTGGATTACTTGCATTTACATCACGTTCAAATGCAGCCATTTATGGATCAACACAAAGATTCGCCAGGTCATTAATTGTTTCACCTGATCAGTGGGCAAATATCATGGGCTACAATGTTTCAGGCGCACCTTTATTCAATGCTTATCAGCCATCAAATCAAACTGGTTTGGTAACTGGTCAATCACAAATTGGTTTGGTCGCAGGATTAAATTTCTTTGTGGACAACTCAGGTGAGATCACAGGCACTGGAGATGGATCAATGGTTGTTGTTGAGCCTAATTCATACACATGGTATGAGTCACCAAATTACCGCTTAGATGTAAACAAGCCATCTGACGGAACAGTTGAAATCTCAATCAATTCTTATGGTGCCATAGCCACCAAAATTGGGGCTGGTGCTAGAAAATTTAATTTCACCTAATATCTAAATCATGGGTTGTGATTCTCCCGAACGCAGCCCAGCCGACTACATGAAAGGACACTGATGCCCATAATTACCGCAACCGATTTGCGCAATGTTTTGGGTGTCAGTGTCACCATGTATTCAAATGAGTATTTGGAACAGATTATTGAAAGCAGTGAGCAGGTTATTTTGCCATTGCTGGTTTCTTATTCATCAGCAATTCAAGAATATCAAGTGACTGATGATGTGATTACATTTACAACAGTGCGACCAAATTATTTCGTAGAGGGTCAATCAGTCGTTGTGACTGGTTGTGCTGGCTTAGATGATACATACACAGTTGATGCCCGAACATCAAATGTGTATCAATTCACTGCAAGCGTAGATGCAGCGGATTCACTCTCAGCCATTCCAGTCATCCCCGCTGGGGTCGCGGTTCTAGATGGGTCTAGTGCCGCTGATCTTTATGCAAACACAGCTGCAATCAAGAATGCATTGCTGGTTGTCAGCACTGAGATATTTCAATCAGTTGTTGCACCAGGTGGACAAATTGAGGGTGTGGATTTTGCACCGACCCCATACAGAATGGGCAGATCACTGACCAGCCGCGTGATGGCTTTGTTATTGCCTTATGTTGAAACAGAAACAATTGCACAATGAGTGCATCAATTTTAGAGGTTAGAAATGAATTGGCAACCGCCCTGGCATCAGTTGGTGCATCAGTTTATGGATCAGTTCCCGAAGCGGTAATCCCGCCAGCATGTGTGATTGTGCCTGATGCACCTTATTTGGAAAGCCGATTAATTGGTGGCAGCACAGTCAATGTTAAAATTAACTTTATTATTACCGCAGCCGTTGCCTACAACAGCAATCCTGGCGCATTAGATAACCTGGAACAATTGGTGATTCAAATTTTGGGTGTCATGCCCAATGGTTATGTGGTCGGAGATGTGCAACGCCCAGCAATCACCAGTGTGGGTGCATCAACACTTTTAACCGCTGACCTATCAGTCAGCACTTATTACAACCAAGACTAAGGAGAAATACAGAAATGCCAACAACAATCATCACAGGGCGGCAAATTGCATTTACTATTGATGCAGATGTTTATGATGCCCAAGCAACATCAGCCACACTGACAGTTGATTCAACAATCAACACTTATCAGACATTAGATGGCAAAGCGTATTACACCACCGATACACAGGGAACATTTGCAGTTGAAATGTTGGCTGACTGGGGTGCTGGATCATCTCTTTGTGAAGCATTATGGACTGCCGCAACTGATGCACCACAATCACCATTGTCAGTTTCAATGACAGCTGCAACAGGTGCAGTTTTCACATTTGATGTTCAGCCAATTTTGCCAAGTGCAGGTGGCACCGCGCCTGATGCACAAACAGTTTCATTGTCATTCACATGTGTGACAACGCCATTGTTAAACGACTAACAAACAAAGAATCGGGAGAAACGCAATGAAATTACCAATCACAATTGAATATGGAAACGGGTCATCAGAAACCTACACTGCCCAGCCACCTGAGTGGGCAAAGTGGGAACAAAAAACTGGATTCATCATCAGTCAAGCCCAGGACAAATTGGGCATAAGTGATTTGATGTTTTTGGCATATCACGCCATGAAGCGTGAGAGTGCTGGAAAACCAATCAAGTCATTTGAGATTTGGTGTGAAACAGTTGTTGATGTGGTGGTGGGGGTTGATGACCCAAAAGTTACAAGCGCGGAAGCATAAATTACTTGTTGATTGAATTGGCAATTGCCACATCAATCCCAATGAGTGAATGGGAAAGCGCAGAACAGATTTTGACCGCAGTTGAGATTTTAAAGGAGAGAAGCAATGGATAATGCAATCACCTATGACAAGTCAGAGCTGCGGGGCATAATCAAAGCACTTGGTGCAATGGATGATCAGGCTACTGATGAAGCCAAAAGGGAATCCAGTGCATTGGTTGTATATCTACAAAAGAAAATTATTGGTGCATCTAGCCACACACAAAACCTGGTTGATGACCGAATTGCCGCAGGATCAAGGGTCAGCAAATCATCAAAGATTGGTGAAATCAGTTTTGGCTTTGCATCACAGAAATTCAGCGGTGGCGGCACAACCCAGCAATTGTGGGGCGGGGCAGAATTTGGATCAAACAAATATAAGCAATTTCCAAACTGGTCAGGAAAATTTGGCAGGGGTTCACGCGGTTGGTTTATTTATCCGACACTACGACAAGAGCAGCCATACATTATTGCCCAATGGGAAAATGCCTTTGATCGCATAGTTAAGGAGTGGTGATGGCAACAGGCTCACGCACCCTTAAACTCTCCATCCTGGCAGAAACCAAACAACTCACTGACAGCCTTAAATCAGCCACAAATGATGTGGAAACATTTGGTGACAAGATGGGCAATGTTGGCAAAAAGATTGGCGCAGCATTTGCCCTGGCAGCCGCAGCGGCAGCCGCCTATGCCATCAAATTGGGCGTTGATGGGGTCAAATCAGCCATTGAGGATGAAGCCGCACAGTTGCGTTTGGCTAGTGCGTTAAAGAGTGCCACAGGGGCAACTGATAGCCAAATCAAGGCAACTGAGGCTTATATCTCCAAGATGCAATTGGCAACTGGCGTGAGTGATACAGATTTAAGAGCATCAATGCAACGCCTAGCGGTTAGCACAAAAGATGTGAGCAAATCCCAGGATATTTTAAACCTAGCAATTGATGTTTCAAAAGGCACTGGAAAAGATTTGGCAACAGTTACCGAAGCCCTGGCAAAAGCCTATGAAGGACAAGACACCAAACTGGCGCGGCTAGGCATTGGTTTATCAGCTGCGGATTTAAAGGCAATGGATTTCACAGAAACGCAAAAAGCATTATCAAACCTTTATGGCGGTGCTGCATCAAGAAACGCTGAAACATTCCAGGGGCGCATTGATCGCCTAAAGCAAGCATTTGATGAGGGCAAAGAAGCCGTTGGTGCGCGGTTGTTGCCAATAATTGAACGCCTGATTGGATATTTGTTTGAATATGGTGTGCCTATAATTAACAAATTTAAAGATGCTTGGGATGTTGTGAAAAAATCAATTGATAACAACAAAGAGAATTTTCAAGAATTTATTGACCTAATGCAAACTTATGTGTTGCCAGTGTTAAAAACAATATTTGGATTTTTAATTGATGTGGGTGCAAAGGCTGCATCAGCCATCATCAGCGCATTTGGCACAATTGCGGGCGCAGTTACGCCAGTTTTAAATTTCATTATTGATTCAATTAACACAGTTATCAGGGGTTTAAATTTAATTAAACCAGGATCAGACATTGCATCATTGTCAAAAATTTATGGATCAGGACAAGTTAATGGTGGCTATCAAACAGGGCAATCATCAACAACAACGACAATGCCAACAGTTACGCCATCACCTACTGGCACAGGTGGCACAGGCGGTGGGGCTAGTGCAAAAATAACAGGTGGAATCACAGTCACAATGCCGCCAGTTGTGCCGACAAATTACACCCCATTTGGTCAGGCTGGGGGCAATACAGGTGCATTTACTGGTTCACCAATAACAGTGAACATTGGCGTTGCAGGTGATCCCGAAGCCACAGCGCGGGTCATAACCGAAACATTAAATGATTCATTTTATCGCGGCACAGGCGGTGCAAATAATTTCAGGATAAATGACAGATGAGTGTTTGGAATCCAGTTTGGCGGGTCAAAATCAATGGTATTGATTACACCAATGCAATTTTATCCAATCTCACAATTACATCAGGGCGCACAAACATTTATGAGCAAGCCCAGGCGGGTTACATAAATTTACAATTGATCAATTTAGATGAGTCATTGATAACCGCAGAAATCAATCAATCAATCACAGTTGAATTGCAGGATTCCACAGCTGCTTATGTGCCGATCTTTGGCGGGTCAATTGTTGATGTTGGCATTTCAATCACTGATGCAGGTGGCATTGCCTATGCTCAAACAGTCACAATTGTTGCATTGGGTGCATTGGCTAGGCTGCAAAAGGCATTGACTAATGGGGTATTGGCAAAGGCATTTGATGGCACACAGATTTACAACATTTTAAAGAATGTTTTATTTGCACAATGGAATGCAGTGCCAGCCGCAGAAACATGGGCAGCCTTTAATCCTGCGACTACCTGGGCAACCGCCCTGAATACTGGACTGGGTGAGATTGATCAGCCTGGCAATTATGAGTTGGCAAATAGATCATCAAGCCGCATTGATGTTTATCAATTGGTTGCAGCATTGGCAACATCAGGGCTGGGATACCTCTACGAATCCTCATCAGGGCTTATCTCATATGCTGATAGCACTCACCGCACAATATATTTGGCAGCAAATGGTTATGTGGATTTAAGTGCAAATAATGCGTTGGCAAATTCATTGCAAATTCAAACGCGGGCAGGGGATGTGCGCAACAACTTAACCATCAAATATGGCTCATTATCAACCAGTGAAATCAGTGCCACTGATGCAGCATCAATTGCGGTTTATGGAACATTGGCGCAAATCATCACAACAACCTTATTTAATGCTGGAGATGCCACCGCACAGGCAGCCTTTTATTTATCATTGCGGGCAAACCCACAGGCAAATTTTAATTCCATTACCTATGAATTGACCAACCCTGAAATCAGTGATGAAGACAGGGATGCCCTGATTGGGATATTCATGGGAATGCCAGTCTTTATTGCTGACCTACCGCTTAACATGGTGGCTGGGTCATTCCCAGGCTTTGTTGAGGGTTGGACAATAAGAGCTGCATACAACCAGGTATCAATCACGCCAATACTCTCACCGCTGGCATATTCTTTAAACGCCATGCGTTGGAATGATGTGCCAGTGGTGGAACAGTGGGCTACCATTAGCCCAATTTTAGAATGGGAAAACGCAACAATTGTTGCATAAAGGAGAGATGACAACATGACAAATCCAACCAGCAATTTTGGCTGGCAAATGCCTGAGCCAACAGATTTGGTTACAAACCTGCCAGCCGATTTTGAGGTTTTTGGTCAGGCGGTTGATTCAGATTTTGCAGATTTATTAGGTGGCACAACTGGTCAAGTTTTAAAGAAAAACACAAATGCTGATTTGGATTTTGTTTGGGGTGCTGATTCAGCGGGCATGACAAACCCAATGACCACAACAGGCGACATCATTTATTCATCACCTGGATCAACCCCAGTCAGGTTAGGAATTGGATCAGCCAGCCAGGTCTTAACAGTTGCAAGCGGTGTTCCATCATGGGCAACACCTGCGGTGGCTGCCTCAGCCTTAACTTTAATTGCTGCACCAACTACATTCTCAGGATCATCAGCCATAAATGTCAATAATGTATTTTCTGCTACTTATGAAAATTATTTAATTTTATTAAGTTTAGACAGCGTTTCGGCTGATGATTATTTTAATTTTAGAACTAGGGTGAGTGGTAGTGATGAGAGTGGGAGTTATTACAATTGGGCTTTGATGGCCAATTCATCAACTTCTTCTGGTTATGATGGCGGTGCTGGATCATTAAACTCATCTTATAGATTAAGTTATGTTGCAAGCGCAGGTTCAGGTGCAGGAATGGTAATAAATGTTAATAATCCATTTTTGACCAAATACACAAATTTAAATGTGCAGTCAAACTCAAACTTTAGCAGCACAGTAGGGTTTAGATTGACATCAGGTGGCGCAGTAGCAAACACAACAAGTTACACAGGATTTACTTTATTTCCCGCAAGTGGAAACGCAACAGGAAAGGTCGCGGTTTATGGTTACAGCATCTCCTAAAATAATTGTTACTGACAACAATGGTCAGAGAGAATTATCAGGCAAAGAATTAACTGATTTTTTAGCGCAAAAGGCTAAAGATCAAATTGAAGCCAATGCCTTAAAAGCCGAAGCCGAAGCAAAGGCATCAGCCAAATCTGCATTGATTAAACGCCTGGGCATGACTGAGGATGAAGCGCGGTTGTTGCTAGGCTGATGATTACATCCAGCAATGGTTGGACTGCATCAATTGATCCAACCGCCATTGGCATTGGCTCATACCCAGTGCCAGGCACAAAGATTAAACTGAGGTGCGCAGCTGCGGTTGCACCATTGCTGGTCACATTTGCGGCAGAATTTCATCAATTTATTGAACCCATTGATGCAGGTGCAATGGATGATTGGGGTTATTGTTACCGAAACATACGCGGATCAACTGACAAATTGAGCAATCATTCATCGGGCACAGCCATTGATTTAAATGCCACAAAACATCCCCTGGGTCATGCCGCGACATTCACACCCATGCAAACAGTGCTAATTCAGGCACTATCCAAAAAGTATGGGTTAAAGTGGGGTGGGGATTACACACACAGAAAAGATGAAATGCATTTTGAGGTTTCTCTCAATCCAGCCAAATGTGCTGAGTTGATTGAAAAGTTAAACCTAACGAAAGCAGGTCAAAATGGATAAAGTGAAAGCAATGTTGGCTTCATGGGGTCGCAGTTATTTGGCGGCTGCATTAGCAGTTTACATGGCAGGTGGCACATTCCAACAAATGTTGATGGGTGGGGTCGCAGCTGTTGTTCCAGTTGTTTTGCGCTGGGTCAATAGTGATGACAAAGAATTTGGAATTGGCTCTAAGTAAATGACAACGACTGAATGGGTTGCGGTTATCGGGTGCGCAATTGCCCTACTATCTGCAATCTATTCAGTCATCAAAGTAGTGACAAAATCAATCATGATTGAACTTTTACCCAATAGTGGGAAAAGCCTGAGAGATGAAATTAGGCAGTTAAGTGCCAGGGTGGATTCCATCTTTGAAATACTGAGCAGTAAATAGGCTCATTGGCGTGTTGGTCGTTGCCAAGTGTCAGCGGGCGGTGTCATACTGATTTCACGCACCTAATCGGGGGCGTAGATTCGGGAGATACACAATGAACACAATCAACGCCTTAACAGGCATCCTAGGGGTAGCCACAGGGCTGTGAATAGGCTTTAAAATAGGCATCAAGCGTGGTGATACCGCTGGCAGTCGCAGGGGTTTTGCCAGGGGCATTGCAGTCAGCCGCAATATAGTAAATCGGATTTCCAATGGCGCTTGAAAATTATGAAACAGTGCCAGTCAGGATTGACAAATTCTGGGTTTTGAATTTTACAGGCAGAATTCACCCGCAGCTGATATTCCAGGATGGCACAAGATACATTGTGCAATGTGATGTTTACAGAGAAATCACTGATGCATTACCTTATGCCACTGATTACGCTGAGGAAATTAGATCAGCACAAAATCGGTTTCCATTAGAAAATGCAACTACATCTGCAATTGGTAGGGCATTGCACACAGGTGGCATCAGTAAATTCAGTGAGGGCATACCGCGCCCATCCGCTGAGGAAATGTCCAGGGTTTCATGGTCTGCACCCAATGATGACCGCGAACCAGCAGCCATTGCAGAAACACTTGATGCAACAGTTGATCAAGTATTTCGTGGCATTGCACCCAATGAAGCCCCGCAATGCTCACATGGTCACATGTTGGCAAAGATGGGAATAAGCCCAAAGACAAACAAGCCGTATAGCGGCTGGGTCTGCTCATCTACAAATCGCGATTCACAATGCAAGCCAATTTGGAATTGACATGGGCGGCATATCATTCACACGCAATGGCGTGACTGGACACATCACCGCTGAGGGTGAGGTTTTAAGCGATAAACAGGCTCAAACATGTGATTATTGCTTTGAGCCACACAATCGCATTGACATGATCAAGATTGTTGATGATCGGTTTATCCTTTGTCGCAGCTGCTATCTCAGGCACATAGTTAGATGATGAAAATACAATTGACCAGTGCTGATGAAATTATGTCAGCACAGGTTGGTTTGCAGCGCACTCAATACTCTAAAGAGCGCAACATGAAAAACACCTTTGAGAGAAAAGTTGCAAACAACTATTTCAATGACATCCTCATGGCATCAAATGGGGCGGCGGCTGAGTTAGCAGTTGCTAAAGCCCTAGGCATTACCGATTTCACACCGACCATCAACACCTTTAAATCACAGGCAGACATAGGTGAAAACATTGAGGTTAAACACACAGTGTGGCATGGGGGTCATTTGGTTGTTCATCAAAAGGATCGGGAATCTGATGTGGCAGTGTTGGTTGTAGGTGAATGCCCTGATCTCTTTGTGGTGGGCTGGATGCCAGTTGTAGTGGCTAAGAAACCACGCTACCGCAACAATAAGGCTGATTCATGGTGGGTTAGCCAAATCAATCTGCAACCTATTGAGAGCCTATTAAGGAGTAATTATGCCAATGTCAGGATTTGAGGATTTGCCAGTGTTTGATTGCCAAATGTGCGTTGCAATACTTAATGCAAAAGGTGGCAAATATAAGAGCTGCAAAACTGAGTGGATTCCAAGGGTTGTGGGTGACACATTGCCGCCTGGGTTGTCCACAATGGAATGCACAGGTTGTGGGCAAATCAGGGTTCACTTTGTGGGAAATAATGAATCATCTGAATCACAGGATTATCTCACATAATGAGATGATGATTTCATGCAGTGTGACCTGCGGTTTTGCCAAATAATCCCATGATCCACAAGCCTTATCTATTGACTCAGCCGATACGCTCACCATCCACGCATGGAGCCGCAGGGCGACATGGCTCAATGCGGGGCTTACTAACGGGCGCACTATGTGTAATCCTTATGCAGGTTACATCCATGCAAAATAGTTGGTCTTTAACAAATGCAGATATGTTTAAGTTATATGCACACACACTTGTTGTTGATTACAAAGAATTTACATGCCTTGAAAAATTATGGACTAAGGAAAGCAATTGGTCAATTTCAGCACATAACAAATCAGGTGGTGCGTGGGGCATTCCACAGTTAAAGAATAAGAAGCTGCAACACATGGATGGATTCACCCAGGTGCAATGGGGCTTGAAATATGTGCGCTCGCGATATTCCACACCCTGCCAGGCATGGGCTTATTGGTTAAAAAACAAACATTATTGATGATCACAGTATTGATGGGCGCACCTGCATCAGGTAAAACAACCTGGTTGAAGGACAACAAAACTGGTTTTGAGCATATTTATTCAACAGAATTGGTGAGGGTAAATAGGGAATTAGATGTGGATTATTATATGTCAATGATCAGGGCTAAGGCAGTAAAGGCAGCTGAGGATGGCAAAGATGTGATTGCAGATGGAACACACACCATCACATTGCACAGAATGTTTTGGCTTAACCTAGCAAAGCGTTTGAGTATTGATACAAGGTTGATTGTGTTTAATACACCATTGCCATTGTTGCTATTAGGTAACAGCATTAGGACACATCCATGCCCAGTCAATGTGTTGGTTAAGCATCACAAAAACATGCAGATAGCAAAGCGGTTAGTGTTGCGTGAATCCTGGAACACAATTGAAAATAAAGTGCGCAGTGTCTAGGTCATGGGCAAATGGCAGTCATAAAGGCTGGCGCAAAACTAGGGAACGCATATTGCAAAGGGATCAATCAACATGCCAGTTATGTGGGCAAACTGAGGGGCAACTGCACATTGATCACATTATCCCGAAGCGGTTGAATGGCAGTGATATGGATGAGAATTTGCGGGTATTGTGCCAATCCTGCAATTTACACAGAGGGGGGTCTTTTTTTGAGCATGACAGAACAC